GAACAGGCCAAGGTTCTTTGCGAATGCAGCGCCGAAAAGGCCAGCGCCGCCAGCAAAGGCCAGCGCCACGAGACCAATACCGAGGAAGATCTGCCCCACGCCCTGCCCAGCACCAGTCAGTACCGGCGCAATGCTGAACACGTCCCGCTCAGACCATGGCAGGACAGCCACGCTGGCATCCTCTTGTGTGATGCGCTCCTTGCCGACCGTGACGCGAAAGCCCATTCCGGTCTGCTCAGAGTCGATCAGCCACTTGTCCAGGCCGGGAAAGTTCACGCACAGCGCTTTGATCGCCTGCGCGGGCGTGTCCACTTCAAACTCGAACCGGCACTGTCCGAGTCGCTTGCGGAGTGCGCCGTAGACCTTAACGACTTTCATGCCGCAAGACCAGGGCAGTGCTCTTGACATAGTAACCGCCATACACGTCGCGGCTACTCAATCGCCCCTGTACATGATGCAGGATCTGCTGGTCGCCCAAGTAGATCGCCGCGTGGTTGGGCAGCCCTGCAAACAGTTGCATCAGGATCGCATCGCCGTACTGCAGCTCCTCGAATGGCACCTGTCTGAAGCCTTGCGAGCGGTAGCTGTCGAGGTACAGGTTCTCGCCCCGTTCCCAGAACCGATCACGCCGGTCGAAGTCCGCCAGCGTCAGACCCCACTCGCGCTGATACCAGTCCCGCACCAGCGAGTAGCAATCAACCACGCCGAACACGAACTCGCGGCCGACGTAGGGCAGCTCAAACGCCGCAGGCTCGCAGCCGCCCCATGCTTCGGTCTTGGGGTTGACGATCACCCACGGCAGCCCGCTATTGTTGCAGCCGATCTGATCCGCTGCTGATGGGACTGGCTGCGTCACTGGATGGCTATGCACCACGGCCACGATCTCGCCCAGATCCTCGGCTGCTGCGTAGTCCGCCGGATCCAAGACGAAATGCTCGTCTGGTGTAGCAGCGATGTTGCGGCACGGGTAGTAGCGGCGCCGACCTTTGACCACATGGATCAGGCCGCAGCACTCGCGGGGATCCTCGGCCTGCGCGTGCGCCAGGATGTCGGCTTTGAGCGTGTCGGTCAGCTTCATCGTGCCCTAGGTTGTTAATCCCGCCCCTGGGAAACTTCCGAACGGCAACTCAGCCGTGGCACCGAACCGCAGTTTGCAGCTCTCCACCCGCTTGCCGCACACATCAGCCGCCAGTGTGCCAACCACCTGATCGTTGACGTTCCAGTAATTGCTGCCGGTGTAGCCGCACTCAGCGCCGCGATACTTCCACTGGCACACGTTGGCGATGATTTGCCGCTGGGGCAGCATCACACCAGCTAGGTCAAACTTGCTGGCCAGTTCAAACTCGACCAGATCGCGGTTCTCGTTGGACTTGCGATCGACGTACCAGATCTCTGTAGGGAAGCGGGCATTAGGATCAGCCGCCGCTTCGCCATCGAGGAACTTTTTTAGTGTGCGGATCCGCCGCACAGTGGCGCCGCCTAGGTCGTTGCCGGGTGTGGTCGCATTGACCAGCAGCAGCAGCGTGGTCATGTCGCTGAACAGGTTGCTGATTCGCAACGTCGGACGCGGCAGGCTGCCAGAGCTGGTGTAATCGAAGCCCGTCGCCTCAACCGGAAGCCTGACGTAGGTATTGCTGGCAAAGACGATATTGCCTGTCACGGCTGCGTTCACGCCGTTGTGCCAGTAGTAGGTGGTACTGGCGCCGTGCAGTGTGGAATCAAGCTGCAGCTCGAACAGCTCGATGATCGCGTTCGGACCCAGGACCGCCAGCTCTTCGTAAACGCTGCTGATCGCTGCCCATGTCACGCCGCCGTCTGCGATCGTGCTGCCGATGTCGGTCGGCCAAGCTGGCTGCGTGCTAGCGCTGGTGCCGGCGACCGTGCAGCGGAATACCAGCCCGCTGGCCTGCGTCGCCGTGGCGCGGACAATGGCGCCGACTGCGTAGCTCGTGCTGGCTTGCCAGGCTGCGTAGGCCATTACGGTTCAAACACCTGCTTGAACGTTGCAGTAATGGTATGCACGTTCGCGTAATTGAACTCGCGATTCCACTCACTGCAGATCCATTTGTACGCCGTGCTGTCATCCAAAGGCGTCCAGTCGAACGCAGCGTTGTCAGCCGCACGCGCATCAAAGAATGCTTCAATCGCATCCGCATCAGCCGTTGACTTGACAGTCCAGCGCAGATCCCATTCCTTCGGGTTCTGGTTCAGGCCGTATTTCAGCCTTTGCTGATAACCGTCGCCGAACTGAACAGTCCTGACAATCGGTGCGCTCCTGCGAGCAGATCCAAAGTCAGGCGTTGTTCCGCCTGTACTCGTCCCTACTGTCGCGTCGTTGAATGTAGCCATCAGCGAGTACCAGAGAGCAGGCCACCAGGGCGTTGCTGCTTGACGATTTCGGCCTGTACCGCAGCCCCAATCACTCTACCCAATTGATTTGCATTGGGTCCATCGCCTTGAACTTCACTGCCGCCTGCATCGACGTTTACCGTGACATTGACACCGCCGCCAGCAGACTCAATACCCAAGCGTCCATCACGTCCGCGCCGCAGGGGCATGATCGCCTCGGGACCTGCTTCGCCCATCAACCCAATGCCATTAGCAAACGGGAAGATCGTGGGACCGCCAACAATGCCGCCCCTAGCAAACTTCTGAATGCCATTGCGGCCGAACACATTGCCTTTTGCACTTGCGGCAAACCCGCTGAAGAAGTTGCTTCCGCCGCTCGTTAGAGAGCTCAATCCAAAGTTGGCGGCAGATGGCATACCAGAGATATTCATGGCGCCTGTAGAGCCGAGGAACCCTCCACTGAAGAACCCACCGCCGAATCCCAGCGCTTGCATGATCGTCTTCAGCACAAGTTGCTGAATGATCATCCTTGCAGTATCAGCCAAGATTGACGCGGCGAAACTTCTGAAATTGAAAGTGCCAGTCGTGACAAGTTCAGTGATCGCATCCTCGACGCCTTTGAATCCTTTCTCAGTCAAGGAAGTCAATGCATCGTCAATTTGACCAATGCCGCTCAGATAGTTCTGAACACCTGCATCAAACGCGGTGGTGTCGGCAAAGCTGAACTGAGCTTTAGAGATAGCCTCATCAAACTTGAGCTGCCCCAGCGCCTCGTCACGCCGCCTCTGTGCTTGAACGCCAAGCGCTTGCAGATACTGCTGTGCAAGACCTGTCCGATCAGCATTGACAAGCCCCTCGAACATGACGCGACCACCAGTCAACTGCCGCAATTCTTTGATTGTTTTGTTCAGATCCTTGCCCTTGTCGTTGACATCGTTCAACGCCTCAAGGAACTTGCGCTCAATTGCTTCTTCTGCTGTCTCACCAATCCCTGCAGTCTCGAGATTGACATCGCGAATCATGCGACGCAGTTTTTCGGCAAGATCCGCACCACGCTCAAGGCCGCGATTGTAGTCACGCAGGATCTTTTCTTGCTCTCGATCAGCTTTGCTCTTCTTTTCTTTTGCCGCTTCTGGCGTGATCCCAGGAAGCCTTGACGGGGGTTCACCTTGACCCGTGCTGACTGCAGCTTCAGCGGCCTTCAACGCATCACGTTGCGCTGTCAACTGAATGCGACGTGCCTCAAGATTCTTAATAAAACTCTTTTGGAAGCCGCTAGCTTGACCTGAACTACGCAGTCTGTCGTATCCTTCCAACTGTTTATCAAGGATCGACAATTTGCTATTGATATCAGCAATCTGCTGCGTGCGATCTTTGCCAAGACCAAGGAATTGATTCAGTTTTCTTGTTGCTTTATCAATCGCGTCGACAATCGAAGCAAAAATCGTCTGGAAGAATGCACCCACAGGTTTCAGCAGCGTGCCAACGCTTTGTTGCAAACGAGCCAATGATGTCTTCAGGCGATCACCAGCAGCATCAGGACCATCAGCGATGATCTTGGCGTTTTCGCCATACCTTTCAAACAGCTTCTCTGCAAACTTCTGGAAGTCGAGCAAGCTGACCTGGCCTTTCTCAAGTGCTTTATCAAGCTGCTGAGGAGTCATGCCGATTGACTCAGCAAACAGACTGAATGCACCAGGCAGGCGCTCACCAATCTGCTGACGAAGTTCTTCGGCACTTACCTTGCCCTTGCTGAACACCTGGGATGTTGCAGTCAGCGCGGAATCAAGTTGCTCAAGGCTGCCGCCTGTACCGCGAATACCAGATGCAATACCAATAAATGCCTTCTCAGCATCACGTACATTGCCGCCTGCGCCTTTGACAGAAGCAGTTAGCTGCGTGAACTGCCGCGTCAAAATATCCTGCGGAATCGCAAGACTTCTGCTTGTCTGATCAATGAACCCAAGAGCGCGTTGATATTCACTTGCGTTCTTCGTAACAAGCCTCAACGCTTGCTGTTGCCTGGACAAATCAGCGGCATAAGTTGAGGCCCCGCCAAGTGCCTGTCGAGCGCCGCCAACCTGCGCACCAATACCACCGCCAACAATCGCTCCAGGGACGCCGCCAACCAGGCCGCCAATCAACGCACCAGCGCCACCCTCGAAGCCGCCAAAGACGCCTGCACCCGCAACTGTGCCCGCAATCTGCGCAGCCTTGCCAATGCCACCACGGCCGCCTCTGCCGCCAATCTGCTTGCCCTGAATCTCGGCGAGCTTTTTATCAAGACGATCAGCCTCGGCAGTAGCCTGACGAAACTCATTGCTGGCTACATCAACACTATTCGCGATCTCACGCCATGCACTTGAATACCCTTTCAGATTATTAATACTTTGCGTTGATGTATTTTGTATCTTCTTCAGTTCTGCAGATACTTCCTTGAAGTTGACATTCGCTGCTGCAGTCTGCTGCGCAACGCCTTTCAGGCTGCTCTGAAGCCTGGTGAGCTGCTCGTCACCTTGCTGCTTGATCCTGACTAGCAGTTCCGTGACTTGGCTCATTTGCTTTTCTTGTTCAGGACGGACAAGGCGGCCATTTCCATCACCTGCACGCCCTCAAACATGGCGACAGGGTCCTTGACTGAATACAGCTTACAGAGCCATTCCAAACTCGGGTAGTTCAGTCCTGTCAATCCCGCCATACTCGTGTGCCACTGCGTTGACATCCTTGTGAACATCAACACGATCTCCCAGTTTTCCTCCCACACCTCACAGTGCTGCTCAACCGCTTCAAGCTTGGCCGCAGCAACCTGCTCTGCCGTTGCCCCTAGCGCCAGCAGGTCAGCTTCACGTTCATCGACAACGCCACCTTTCGCCCAGTACTCAGCGGCGCTTTTTAGTTTTTTGCCGGCGCTCCAGTCACGCTATCGGCATAAGCCTGGATCAGAGCCTTGATGACATACGGGTCATCGCACAGCTCTTTCTTGTTCTTCTGCGTAAACGGGATCTCCTTTCCCTCTTCATCCTTGATCCCGTCCCAACCTTCAAGGATCCCATCGATCAAGGCATCATCGCCCTTATCGACAAGATCGTTGAAGGCAGAACGACTCATCTTCTTGAAGACTGCATCAAACGTTTGTTTGTCAAACTTGCCGCCGTCAACAGGTGTTTCCACCGTGACAGGCCACTTGTACGACGCAGTCTTCTTGAGGACGAATGCCATGACAGGGATCAGGTGAAGACCAGCGACATCTCGTTGTTGCCAGCCGTGGTAGGCAGAGCCAGGTACGGCATGGACAGCGCAATGACGCCGTTAGTATCAGCGTAGCTGCAACCGGTGATATCGGTCTGGGCTGCGTTGACAGTCACGATGTTGCCGCCAGTAGCGCCCAGGACCAGGCTGGTGCTGCCAG